AGCGATTAAAGAATCACGAACCATTCCAGATACTTTACCGTTTAACTCGGCATTTTTCTCGACTTGTTCGTTCAATTTCTTCTCTAACTCGTCAATCTTTTCAGATTGTGATTCGAGAACATCATACTTCTCATTTGGTACATCAATATAATGCTCTTCAAAAAGAGTTTTAAGACCAGAAATGAAATCTTCAGCAATTTCACCCTTTAATCCTCTTTCGATAGCTAATTCATTATCTTTTAACCATTGTTCTACAACATAGTTTAGATAGTTATCAACTTTTTCAGTTAAATCGGATTTAAAAGATTCCATTTGAGTTTCTGTTTCTTTTTTGCTTTCTTCTTCAATTCTTTCAACTTCTGAACGAATTTTAGATTTTACAGCAGCTTCAAAGATTGTTTTTGCTTTGTTTTTGAATTCTTCAGACAATTCTTGTCCATTCATTAACGCATCAACATCTTCAGAAACATCAATAGATGCTAAACGACTATCAAGAGTAGATTCCTCTTTCTCATCTTTCTCAACATCTTCTTTTTTAACTTCTGCTTTCATTTTGTAACCAGCAGCAATTTTTTTGGCTTTTGGATCAGCAGCTTTCTTGACTTTGTCTCCAGCTTTTGCAGAACCAGTATCTTTATCTTGTGGTTCGTCAACAGCAGGGCCTAAATCTTGAACTTCTCCATCAACCTTTTTTGAGGGTTCACCTTTGACAGCGCCTTTTTTCGCAACATCAGCTTGTGCTTCTTCTAATTCTTGCGATACTTCTGCCTCGAGTTCCTCAATTGTCTTATCTATTTCTGACATTGGGATTTCTCCTTTGGTTGTTGTTTTGTCATATTATATTTATAATTTTAAAGTTTTTTAAGGAACTTTGCAAACGCAAGCGCTTCAAAATTGTAAGTTTTTTTACGCACATCTGCTTCAATATCTTCCTTAATTTGTTCGACTTCTACCTCTTTTAGAATACCATTGGACCAAACCCATTCTTTTCCTTCCATAATACCTTCTACAAAGGCCTTTGGTGCAGATGGGTCTGCAACGATATCGGCAGCAGTTGCCAAATAAAAGTCATTTTTCACATAATTTGCACCATTTCTAGATTCTAGTGAACCCATGCCTCTAGATGAAACACCAAGTTTACCACCGTCTTTAATAAGTGCTTTCGCAATTTCCCCCATAGGAGTGGACAACAATTTTGCCTCACCAATGAAGTTCTTTCCATCAGCCTCTAAACTCGTAACCATATGTGAAACTCTGTCAAGATTGACAGTAGGACCGTCAGGATGTCCTAGTTCACCAAAGGCACGACCTTCAGCAACAAATTCTTTATTGTATCTATCTACTTCTTTTTGCAAAACAGCCATCGGATATACACGACCATTTCTGTTCTTAATGTCTGCTTGCATAAAGATACCTTTAATTTTCATTTCTTTTTCGCCGTCTTTTTCTTCAACAATATATTCTATATCATTGATTTGTTCTGCGATTAATTTCATAGTTATTTCCTTTAAATTGATAACATCTCTTTTTCAAAATAACTCATAATGTTCTTTTCAGGTACATTATGTTTCTTTGAAACTTGTTTTATTGTTTTTTCAAAAGTATTTATAAAATCTGACGGCTTTTTATCCATAATTGTAAAAATTTCATCAACAGCCTTCTTCATTTTAGGTGTTAATTTCTTATACTGTTGCGTCATCTTGTGTTCATCTTTTTCAGGCAACTGTTTTCTAAAATTTTCAAACGATTTAATCACTACTTTCTTCCTCTGGTGTTTCTGGAACATGATTCTTAATCATTGACTGTGAAACCTCTTGTCGTTTAACTGCAAGAGCATCACCAACTTTATTTGATAGAATAGAGTTGAAATGTGTTTCTGCTGAAACATTGTCACCATCAGATAGTGAATCTACAAAATCTTTAATATTACTCATAATTTATCTCCTTAATTTTCGTCATCTACTGGTTCTTCATCACCAGCATCTTCAGATTCGTTTTCAATTTGTTTGTTAATATCTTCTATTTCTTCGTCATTCATTCTTAAAATATTTTTCTTAATATACTCTTTAGAAAAATACTGTCCAACATAAGGTTCTATTTGACTTAACATTTCAAGTCTTTCTCTCATAACTTCTGCATTTTTGAGTTCTGTGAAATGACCATCTTGTAAAAAGTCAAACTGAATGTTTTCTTTAAACATTGGCCATTCATCAATTGCAATAATACCTTTTAACACTAATTGTGTTTTTAACATATCAGTAAACAAAACTGTAAACTTCTTACGAAGTTTCTGAACAAATTTTGTAAACTTCAATTCATCTCTTGTTATGTTATCAGAACGACCTATCTGAAATCCCGTTTCTTCTGCAAGTCTTGTTACTGGAACATTTAATGAACGATATAATTTTCTTTGAAAATATTTAATATCATCTATCTCACCAAGATTAGAACCGCCTGGTAGTGTGGTGATCTCTGTACCACGACCACCCTCTCTACGAGGCAACCAGAAATCTTCTAACATTGACATATGATTTCTGTCGTCACGAATCTCACCTGTACTTGCATCATAAACAAGTTTGTTTCTATAACGATTCATTACATCTTTAAGGTAAGCTTCTGCTTTGATTTTTGGTAAGTTACCAACATCAATGTAAAAAATTCTTCTTTCAGGAGCTCTTGAAATACGATAGATAACTAAAGAATCTTCAATCATTCTTAATTGATTGACTGGTTTGATTGCTTTGTGTAAATGTGATAGAACAGTACCTTTGTGCATATCTACCAAACCAGATGGACAATATGAAACTGAATCAGGTGATATCTTCAATCCTTGTGAAGTTGATTTACCATTACCTGAAGCATTAAAAAGATAATATTCTTGTGTTCTTTTTGTTAAGTCAAGACCAGTTCTTCTGTCTTTGTCAACAATTTGTTCTCTTACTTTTTTTATTTTTCTAGGGTCAATATATCTTACTTCTTGAATACCCTTTCTTGGTGATTTTTCATCAATAATTTTATGATAAAATAATCTACCATCAACATACCATCTTCTAAAGATGTCATGTCCTTTTGAATTAAAATCTAATAAACGCAAAACTTCGTCAAATTCCTCACGAATTTTTTGTTTAATTGTTTGTGAAATATCGAATTTATCTAACGATAACGATACTGACTGTCCTCTTTCATCAGATACTATGGCTTCATTTGTGATGTCCTCTATTGCACTATCACATTCAGCTTGTTGTGCAATATCACGATATCTTCTAATGAGGTCTAGTTCAGTTGCATCTCGACCGTCAGTCGATAAAACTGAAGAATAAAAACCACCACCTGCGATATCTATTGTTCCATCATCAGCAGAAGGTGGTGCAACACTCTGTGCTACACCACTTGTCTGTTTGTCATTTTTCGCCCTAGTAATTCTGAAACCGAATAACTCTGCCATTCTATAATTCTCCTATTCTTTCTACTTATTTAGTATACTTGAATTAGACACTACTTGCAGAGAATGATGTGTATCTCCATGTTACATCAAAAGTTTCAATATCACTAACTGTATCATATGATAACTCGATAGGTGCTAGAATTGTAGGCCAACAATTTGTTAACACATATGATTTCAATAAGTTGTCATCTCTGTCTAACTGTTCAACTGTTACTTGAGCAGTATAGTCTGCAACATTATTAAGACCAACATTAGTTTCTAAATCGTTAATTCCAGACATCCATCTTTCTATTGCGTTTCTAACCATAAAGTCTGTGTCGTTAAGTACAGTAGTAGTCCATGTTTCAAATGTCCTATCACCAGCAATAAACAACTGTCTACCTCTGAAATTTACAGTAATTTCAGGAATAGTTTGACCAGGCAATGAAGTCGCTTTTACTAAAAATTGAGTTCTATTAGAATCAAGACCTGTTGCAATTGCACCAGGCGTTGTCATTATCACTCTATACTGATTAGCTCTAGCGCCACCACCGATTAGGTTAGATTTAAAATCGTCAATACTTGCCATTTTTTATCTCCCTATTAACCGCCAACTTCGCTAAATGAAACACCAGTTCTCACAGCGATAAAGTTTAATGTTATAAAGTTAATTGAACGAGCAGGTTTGATGAATATATCTGCAACAAACTCATTTCTATCAATTACTTCTCCTGTATTATTTGTTTCGTCACAGACAACAGAAAAGTCTGTAATACCTCTACGACCTTGAACATCTCTCAAGAAAGGTTCTACCAAATTTCTAAATTGTGCTCTTGAGAATACATCATTAAACTCAAAGAGTTGATATTTAGCCGCAGTTGCAATTGCTTTTTCAAGAACCAAGAATAATCTTCTAACATTGATTCTATCAAATGCACTTGGTTTTGCAAGAGCAGTTTTATCACCAAATAAGACTGTACCTTGGCCTGGGAATGTAACAACTGGGTTAATTCTTGCAGGATAAAGTATATCTCTTTCTGATTTAGTAGGATTGTATGCAAGTTTAACTGCACCACGAATCTGACCTCTGTTGTAACCACCAGGCGAGAACCAAGGGTCTGCAACATTATCTGTATTTGCGGCTAGTCCTGCAATATCACCATTCAATGGTACATATCTGTAAACATCATTGTATTTGTCGTACATATACTTGTAACCAGAATCGAATACTGCATAAGAGGAACTTGATAATGAATCAAAGAATCCTTTGACATTACCAGTCTGTGCAAATCCAGTAGTTACACCAACAACATCTTCTCTACGAGGAGAGATGAAACCAACACAATCTTTTCTTGATTCACATAAATCAATAATCATTGTTGCGTGTGTAACACCATCAGTTGATGCTGGTGAAGTACCTGCCATAACTAAATTTACATCTACTGTATCAACATCTGCAAATTTGTCATATGCAAGTTCTAACTCACCGATTGAAGGTGTGTCATCTGTTCCACCACCAAGAGTGTCTGTTAAGACACCTGCTTTACCAGCAGTTGATGCAAATGTAGTTCCACCTGCTGGATCTGTTCCTGCATTTGTTAGTGATGCATCATGATCCATCCATCTAACATAACTAGAACCAACATTTACTACATTTTTATAGAAGTTTGTTCCACCTTGAGGTGTTTTACTACTTAATGCTTGTGATACAAATGGGAATGTTTCTAATACTGCGTTTGTTCTTTGACCAGCTAAATCTGTATCAAATCCAGTAATACCACCTGTGTAATCAAAAACAACAACATGCATCTCATCAGATAAAAGACCTCTATCAGTTGCATATTGTGATGTGCCTGGAGCACCATCAAATAAATCGTAATATCTCCATCTTCTGCGAATAGCAGTATTATCTGCAATTGCAGATTTTAAACCACCACCGTTTGCATTGTCTAATTGTCTAACAGTTAAATCGTTTACTGCGATTGCAGTAATTTCATACTGTTGTCCAGTAGTTTCTTGAAAGTAAACAATGTCACCAACATTAAATTCAGCTCCATCATCTACTGTAATAGTTGTATCACCAGCGGCAACATCTGCTTGATCAACAAGTGCAGTTGTTGTTTGTTCGTATGCAGTTGCATTTGAACATATTGATACACCTAACGCATTACCCCAAGTGCCTGGGAATCTTGCAGCCCATTCGCCACTAGAACCAGAACCATCTTCGTAATTATTTTCGTAATCATCATCATTTTTAATTTTTAGACCAACACCGTCTGCTGTAGCATTAACAGCGGCTGTATCTGCACGAACAACACGCAAAGCGTTGCCGTATTGTAAAAAATTGGCGGCGGTAAAAAATGTTTCAAAATTATCTGAATTAGGTTTACCAAAAATTTGAACGAGTTCTTCCTCTGAACCAATTGGAACAATTTCTTCTACTGGCCCTTTTGGGAATCCAGCAGCAATTGCACCGATTGATGTAGCAACAGCAGGAACAACATTCGTTAAATCAATCTCTTTTACGAGAACGCCAGGGGATACTTGAAATGCCATCTCTGTTTCTCCTTATGGATTATATAATATAAATTTCAATTTTTTCATTTAATTATATTTATAAAAAAGACTATCTTAAAAACACATTTTTATAGAACAACTGACATATAAATATCTTTATGTCAAGTCATTACGAAAAATATAAAGAAACAATCAAAAGAGTTTTCAAAAGAAACTACAGAAAAAGAACGATTTGGGTAAATGAATATTTGTCTGATAAGTTTTGTACATACTGTGGTGAATCTGAAAATGCGTGTTTACAATTTCACCCACATGAGAAAGAAATTAGAAGAACGACACGAAAGAAAGGTTTAAATGAAGAAGCTAGGAGAGATATTCTAAAACTTATGAAAACATCTAAAATTGTTTGTGCAAATTGTTATTTAAAGTTAGAGAATGAGATTATTGAAGATTTACCAATCTGAATCATGCGTTCTTATAACTGGTGACCATACTGTTCCATATTCATCAGTCATCTTTTCACCATAGTTATCTAAACCATCATCAACAAATCCAAAAGGTGCCATGTCTTGTTCTAATTGATTTTGTTGTTCTGCATACATTCTTGCACGAATATCATCATCAGTTAACTCTTTAAAGTATGTTTGTTGTGCTAACCATGAGAATAATACACAGCACATAATCAAATCATCTGTATGACCTTCTTCAGCCTCGTAAGATTGACCTTTTAATGAAAATGTAGAAAATTCATTGATTAAATTATAATCTTGTATGATAAGTTTGTCAGTTTCTACAATCTGTTTTAAATTAGAACAACCCATCTTTTTGACTGCTTTTGTTGTTCTGACACCTAATTGTGAACGACCACCAGAGAAACCTGCACCTACCATTTGACCTGCACGACCTCTCATAGATGACATTATCATATTTTCATATTCTAAATCAAATTGTAATGCATTTGCAACTTGGTCACCTATATCATTGATTTCAACTAAAATATGTGCAAGATTATAGTTTGTTGCAACTTGTTTGATAATATTAGGAAATAGTAAAGGTTTTATCTCATTGTTTCTATATGTTGCAACAATTGTATATGGTATTTGTGTAACATCAAATACAACAAATGCAGAATAATCGTTTTGAATACCTCTTGCAACATCAGCCACTAAAACATATTGATGACCATTTACTTTTTGTTTGTAAATAGAAAGACCTGCATTTTTTGTTAATGGTTCTGCATATGACATTGATTTAATCTTGTGTGGTGCAACTAATGTGTTTGTAGAACCTAAAAACTCACATTCAAACTCTCTTTTGAATTGTTCTTCAGATGTATTTGCAATAGTTTCTTGTTTCCACTTCTCATCTCTACCAGGCACTTCACTCCAATGCACATCAATAATATTATAAGAGTTTCTTTTGTTTTCTGCATCAGTCCATAGTTTGTAATACAGATTCATACCATTAGGTGTTGATACAATAATAACTTTTGTAGATTTACCAGATGATATTGTAGGATATACAGATGAAAAGAAATCTTCTGCAACATTATTAGGAACAAATGCGAACTCATCTAAAAATATCATGTTGTATGAACCACCA